GTCGCCCGGTCGACGTGGAGCCGGACGTACCGCTCTTCCGGCCGGAAGAGGTCGATGAAAAACGTCTGCTCGTCGTCGTCGTCCGCGATGGTCTGACCGGTCCCGAGCAGGTTGGTCGCATCGCTCAGGTCCGATGCCGCGCCCTGCTGCGCGGTGATCGCGGTCACGGCGCCCGAGGTAATGACCCCGAACGTCACGAGCATGAGGACGCCCTCCCAGCCGGACATGTCGAGGGTCGCGCCCTCGATATCCGCGCTGCCGGCGACTCCATCCGCGTGCGTGATCGCGATGGAGATTTTGTTCGTCTTGCTGATATTCATGTTTGGTTCTCCTTGGTCTCCTGGTTTTCGCGGTCCGTTGCGGTTGAGTTACGCCAGCTTCACGCGGGCGAACGCCTCCTCGAGCATTGGCTGGCCGTCGACCTCGGCCCGGACGATGTATCCGGTCTGGTTGGTCTCGGCGTAGAGCTCGCTCAACACCTGGATCGAGATGTTGAGCGCGCGGGCGATCGTGTAGAGGCGGAAGTCCCCGATCAGCCCGACGTAGAGGCCCGTGGTGAACGTCGACGGTGCGTGCTCGGACATGAGGAACGGCACCCCGAGAATGGTGTCTCCGGTATCCCCCTGGATACCCGGCCGCCAGAGGTACTGCCCGTCACCGTCCTTGAGCTTCCGGATGTTCTTCACGGCGGTCCGGTGGAAGATCCACCGAAGGCCTTGCGACATCTGGTATTGGCTCTTGAGCGAGTACTTCGCTTCGATGAGCCCGTCGGCGCCGATGGCCGACGAGCTGTTGCCCGTCGAGACGTCGCGCCCGGTCGAGATCCCGTTCGCCGATGCGATGAAGACGCCGAGCGGCTGCTGGGCACCGGTGCCGGTGAGGAACGCCTTCTCCTCGGTGAGCGCGATCTTGTACGACAGGCGCTCCCTGACTAGCGCCTCGACACGGTTTGACGACGCCCGCAGGAGCTTGTTGCTCACCTTGATCCGCTTGGCCAGCGGATGCGGGAACAACTCGCGCTTCCCGAAGGCCATCGAGGAATCCTCGGCCCCGGTCTTGATCTCCGAGGTCCAGGTCCCGTCGTCGGGATCGGTATCGAGCGACGCCACGCCGAGCGATGCCGCCGTGATGACGGTCTCGATCGTGGCGAGCCCGGCGATGAAGAGCTGGTCGTCGACGGCCTGAATCAGGGATTCGCTGAATTGCTGCGGCATGATCCAGAATCCGCCGCCGGTCGCGGAGTCCATCTGGAGAGCGCGGCGCTCGGGGTCGAGCAATCCGCGCGGACCGTCGAGCAGGAGCTTGCGGAAGGCGCGCATCTCCTCGGTGCCCCCCTGGCGCCCGCCGTCATCGCCGGCGCCCCCCATCGGGGTCGGATTGTCGATTCGGCCGGCGTCGGCCTCGCGCTTGCGCTGCCGCTCCTCGCGCTCGATCTCGACCCGCAGGGCCTCGTCGTCGGCCTCCATGCGCGAGAACTGGTCGTTTTCCTCGGCGGTCAACTGCCGCTTTTCCGCGTCGGCCTTGTTCGTCAGGGCCCGCATGGCGGCAATGATCGTGCCGCGCTTTTGCTTCAGCTCGTTGATGTCTTTCATCTGAGCGTTCTCCACACAAAAAAGCCCGTCCGGCTTTCGCCAGCAGGCTTCGGATGTTTTCTCGACGGCCCTATGGACCGTCTTCGCTTACAGGGTGAGCTCGCGCTCCAATGTGCGGAGTCGAGCTTTCAGTAGCGAGACGCTCCTCCCCTCGGGCGGGTGGCCTGCGGCCGGCGCGCCGTCTCCGGGGTGGCTCGAGGCCGGCGCCGGGGCGGGTGCGGAAGTCTCCTCTGCGGGCAGGTAGCCCAGCAGACACTCGTCGACCGACGCATGAGCGAGCGCAAGCTCCTCACTGGTCGGACGGATTCCCCTCCGGGCGCGAAACGACAGCGCCGCGAGGTATTCGTCAATTTCGAGAACGGGCACCGTCGAACGGACTGCGGCGCTCGTCTGCGGGTAGGCCGGGAAGGTTACGACCGAGACGTCGAAGAGCTTCACTTCGATCAAGGTCCGCTCGTCGCCCTTCTCGTTCCACTCGTCGCGCACGGTTTGAAAGCCGAAGGACATTTGATTCACGTCCCCGCGCTTCATCGAGGTCATGAGGTCGCGTGCCCACTGCGTGTCGGGCGGAGCCACGTCGACAGCCAGGCCCTTCTCGTCCTCGGCGACCGTGAGTGTCTCGGAGCGGTTGCGACCGAGCACGAAGTTGGAGTCGTGGTTCCAGAGCGCGCGGATATCGGCCTCGCCGATCGTTTTCGCAAATGCCCCGGGGGCGATCTTCTCGCGGAAGAGACCCCAAATCTTCTCGGACCATTTGTTGAACCGAGCGGCGTAACCATTGATCCGCGGCGCGGCGTCGCCGTCGCCATCGAGCCGCAGCTCGCAGGCGTCGAGGAACCTACGCTCCAGCATTGGAATCTCCTGCACCGTATGATAGATTCAGGCTCATGAACAAACTTGTGCTCTTGCCTTGTAGAGATGGCTGGAATGATATCTGGCTCACACGGGCCGGACATATGAGGTGGGACGCTCGCCTATACCATGGCTTTGGAGATTGGGGCGACGGGTACATTCTGAATCTCCCAGACCATCAGGCCAATGACTTGGTCCACCGCGGAGTCTGCATCGAATTACCGAACAGAGATAATTTCAGAAAACGCACGAGACGCCAGCATTTCCGGCGCTCCATAATCTCGTCTGTTCGGGCATACGAACTTAGGCTATCTGGCATGACACTAGCCAAGGTCGCATCTGCACTCGGTTTATCAAGCAGAGAGAGAGCGCGCCAATTGATCTTCATGTATAAGAGAGTAGCCAGGGCAGGGATTTTCATTGCGTGACTGATCACAGCTGCTCCTGGCCGAGCTTGTCGAGCGTCGTCATGTTCGCCATGATGATGTGTTGCTTGCCGAAGCCGCCTGGAATTGGGTTGCGGTTCTCCAGTGCGCGCCACTCGTCGGGCGACAGGGCACCGTTCTGTAACTGGATCTGCAAAGAACTGGCGCGCGCAATAGAGTCCCCGCGGAGCAAGGCGTCGAACAGGAACTCAGAAAAATATGTATCGCGATCCTTGGGCGGGATCAGGTCCCGCCGAATCGCCTGCTCCCACAGTACGCCCCAATATCGCATCGTGAACTGCACGAACCCGATCTGCTGTTGCTCGATCCCGGTCCCCCAGGACGTGCTCTTGTCCATGTCGCCGATCATGTGCGGGGCCACGAGGAACCATCGGCCGATGTCGGATATCTGCCAAGCCCGGCTCTCGAGAAACTGCGAATCGTCGGCCTTCATCCCGATCGACTTCCAGTCCATCCCGCTTTCGAGGATCAGAGGCTTGTAAGCGTTGGCCCCGCCCGAGTACTTCTCCGCGAAATCCTTCCTGAGCTGTTCGTGTCTTTCGGGTTTCAGGACTGTTGGGTTGGTCAACACTCCGGAGAAGACCGCACCATTGCTGAACAGTCGCGAGGCGTGCTCCTCGAGCGATATCGAAAGCCCCATTGAATTCCGCGCGGCCTCGATGACCGACATTCCCGTGATGCCGTCGCGCCCGATGAAGGACCGCACGTGCATGATCTCGCCGCGCCGCGCGCTGAAATCCCGCCCCTCGACGCCCTGAGCGGTGGGCCTCCATCGGTAGACCACCGCTCCGGTCTTTTTGTCCCTCTCGGGCCGCACGTTGTCCGGATGGAGCGGGACCAGGCGCACCGGCACGCCCATCGCCCGGTCGATCGCCACGTAGGCGTTGCCCCGCAGCAGGACGTGCCCCTGGAGCATCTCGAGGAATTCAAGGCTGGTCTGCTCCTCGTTCGGCGCATCGTGCAGCAGCGGGTAGAGGAAGTAATCTCGCGCCCGCTCCCTTCCGTCCTCGGCCGTCCTCCGATATGTGACGAGCGAGATCGAGGCCAGGGTCCTCGAGATCAGCGCCACGCACGCGAATACAGCGCTGATTGTGAGCGCCGTGTCGGCTGTCACGCTCGCACCACTCGCCGACGTGAGCCCGGCTCCCCAGAAGCCATGGAGCCGCGGGTTGTAGTCGAGCGCCCGGAGCGCCCGGAGTTTCAGGGCTTGCCATAGCGTCATAGCGTGAGGAAGCTCGGCCGCTCGTTGTACACGGAGCCCGCATCCCGAACCATCGCGCGCCCGATGCCCATCACGAGCGCCACGATCCCGTCAATCCGCTCGGTGCTCTTTTCCTTGTCGGGTTTGAGGTTTCCCGCGGGGTCGAGCTTCGCGCTCAGGTTCGATGCGTTCCAGCGGAGCACGGGGTTGCCGCCGTGCTGCAACTCCGTGCCCTTGAGCAGCCGCATCAGCTCGGCCATCGGCGCCGCCATGGAAAGATGGCCCTGGCCGAACTCGACCATGGGCACGCCGTCATCGGTGAGCCGCTGCGTCAGCGAGTCCGCGAAGGTCCGGTCATACGCGACCTCGCGGAGGTCGTAGTCGCGCGAAACTTCCAGAATCTCGTGCTCGATGAAGGCGAAGTCGGTCACGTTGCCGGGCGTCGTCTTGATGTGCCCGTCCCGAATCCAGACATCGTAGGGCACGCGGTCCCGGTGAACGCGCTTGTGTACGTCGTCCAGCGGCACCCAGAACCGCATCAGGACCTTCCAGCGCTCACCCTCGTCGACCGGCGGGAACACCAAGGCCATGGCCGAGAGGTCGCTCACGCGCGCCAGGTCGAGGCCGGCGTAGCACTCCCGGCCGCGCAGCGATTCCTCGGCGCTGCCCGGGACTCCTGGGCCTAGCGAGGCTGGCCACCACGGATCTTTGCCGCGGTCCCACAGGGCAATGTCGATCAGCCGCTCGGCCTGCTCGACCCACTGGTTCCCGTAGAGCATCCGGAAGGTGTTCTGGTAGGCCGGCGATTCCTGCGCCCGCTTGCATTCCTCCTGGAGGAACTCGAGCTTCGGCGAGATCCCGAGATTCGGATTCGACGCCTTCCATGCCTCCGCGTCAGTCCAGTCGGCGTCCTTCCCCATCTCGAAGATCGCAGGCAGGTACGTGTCGTCTACGATGATCCCGTCCCGCACCTTGCAGGCGTATTCGTACTCTTCGAAGCAAACGCTCTTCCGGTCGTAGCCGGCGGTCGTGAACATCAGGAAGAGCGGCTGCCGGCGCGCCCCCTGCGAGGTCTTCATCACGTCGTAGAGCTCGCGATTCGGCTGCGCGTGCAGCTCGTCGAACAGCACGCCGTGAGCGTTCTTGCCGTGCTTCGTCGGCGCGTCGGCCGAGAGCACGTGATAGCTCGAGGCCGTGGACGGGACCACGATCGAGCGCCGGTAGATCTCGCAGCGCTTCGCGAGCGCCGGCTCCGACTCGACCATGCTCTTGGCCGCGTCGAACATGATGGCGGCCTGGTCGCGGTCCGCGGCGACCGAGTAGATCTCGGCCCCGGGCTCGCGGTCAGCGAAGAGCAGATAGAGCGCGATCGCAGCGCCGAGCATCGTCTTCCCGTTTTTCCTTCCCACGAAAATCAGGGCCTTCCGATATTTCCGCGTTCCGTCGGGGCGCTTCCAACCGAACAGGGCGCGCACGAAATCTCGTTGCCAGGACGCGAGCACGAACGGCTGCCCCGCCCACTCGCCCTTGACGTGCCGCAGGTAGGTCGAGCAGAAGTCGATGGCTAGGTCGGCCGCCACTTCGTCAAACCAGAAGCCGCCGGCATCAGCCGAAGAAGCGCTTTTCTTCCGTTTCCTGGGCTTCGCTGCCACTCCGGACCTTGATCTTCGATCTCGCGCTCGGTCCGATCCCGAGCTCGCCGGCGAGACTGAGCATCTTGCCGATCAGCGCCGCCTGCAGCGTGCGCCCGGCCTTCGCCTCGACCACGAATTGCCCCATCAGGTGGCAGTAGGCCGCGAGCATCGACAGCTCGTTCTCGCCGATGACGCGGTTCGTCGTCA